AACAATTGAGAGACCAGGTTGGAGTTGATACGCCATTTATTATTACATGAGAATATTAATCTAACTATAGGTTCCGCCACCACCTCGCACACGACCACCACCTCTGAGACCTCTCACATCCCCGTCAGAGCCAATTCCAGCGAAGGCTTCTAATTGGACACCCCTCGCATCAGGGTTGCAAAACTTTGAATCACTCTTACACATGGGGGCATTCTTTGGACCATACAACCACTCAGCAAATTTGGTTTGATCGCCTGGAATTTTTGACACGGGTGCCGTAACAAACTGACGCTCAAAAGCGTTACGCTTGTACATGGGTAAAGTGGATCGAGAACGTCCGGAATCAAACGAAACCTGGTCACCACTGAATTTTTTAATTAGGGGTTGGGCTGTAGCATAATAGCAGGCTTCCAGACGATTTGGGGCATCTGTGTAATCTGTCATGAGCACGTTACCAAGGGGGTTTTCCTTAGTGGGCTTCTGACATACATTCGCCTTGTCAGTGGAACCGTATGGCTCCTTGACAAGTTTCGCCTTGTACATCACGTAAATGATAGATAACATCGTTGCGCCTAGAACGAATATACGAGGATCCCGACGAATCACGAATAAAACACACATGGTGTAAATAATAAAACGTGAAGCCGAATTGATCCTATCCTCTGGTGTTTGTTTGCTGTTAGGCCAGAACTCTAGAATTTTTTTATTACTGACAAGTTGTTGAGGATCTTCGAACCAAACTTTCATTTTAATATAGATGAGGTTTATTTTTTGGGGAGACGGCGAGTACCATTCTTTTTAGGAGTACCCAAATCCATATCTCCCATACCGGACATCATACCAGACATCGAACCCATCATTTTCATAAGTGCATCCTGGTTAATGTCACCACCGTCACCTGAAGCCATCTTATCAGCCACATCCTTGGCCATAGCCTCAATGGCGGTGAGGGTATCCTCGGGTACAGATTGGATGGTGGTTCCTAGAATGTACAAAGTTTGGAGATACTGCCAAACGGCATCCTTGGTACCATCACCCATACGCTTCCATAGTTTAATGATATCCAGTTCATTCAAAAAGTCAATATCCTTGGAATGAACGAGGATGAAGTCCTCGTTCTTGGCAGAAACACTGTCTGCGTGAGGTTTAACACTATCCATGAACCCATTAACTAGGAGACGAGGACTTGTACTCTTAATAAGATCGAATGAGGTTAACATCTTCTTAATGCCTTTTTCATCTGGAAAAGTCTTGTGCAATTCCACAAGAAATTGGGAGAGCATGTCGTTAAACGCAGTGACAGACGCCATTTTCTTAATTTTAGGGCTAAATCTTTAAGTTTAGAAAGGTTCGCTAGAGATGGTCTCTCTTTGTCCAAGACCATTCGCGACAATAAAGTAGACAAGGATCGCGTTGAGCACAGCTGGCTTGGTATATTTGTTCAATTCCAACTTACCTTCGTTGTTGAGTTGAGCCTTTACATGAATGTAACCAGCAGTTATGGCTCCTGCGATAAGAGCGGCACTCACGGGATCTCGGAGATATTCGGATAGATCTTCCATTTAATTATACGCAGTTTTTTTTACACGCTGTTCTGGGGCATCTCCAAAAAAGACACCCTCATCTTCAGGTTCTTCCATGACATGTTGTTCCATAGGTTCATCTTCTGGTTCTGGAGCTTGAACACCTGGAACTGTCTTGAATTCATTTTCAAGACCCGTGGGTTGTAGAGGTTCTTCCTCCGCGCCCATCATTGGTTCATCTTCTGGAAGTGGTTCAGGCTCTGGTTCAGGTTCTGGGAAGTCCTCTGGACCATCAAAAACATCGGGATCTTCACTATCGTGGACTTGACCATCAAGATCAATATCACGAGAATCTTGTGACATGTAAGTTTGAAGAATCTCCTGGACTGGGATGAGCTCCTTCACAGTGACTTCAATACATTGGGAGAATCTTCGGGTTAATTGTTCATCTCTCACATATTCACTTTGTTCTTCGTGGAAAACATATGGATCTTTGTAGAGATCCTTCGCCACATTATTGTAACAGGTTTGAATGAAAACTTCGTTGGTTGGAAGCTTGAGGCTGATCTTCTTGTTATCCGCCTTGAGACGAACCGCTGAGAGAATCTTGGTACACGCAACAAACACAGCTGCCAAAAGATCATTAAACCAAGCACAACGGTTTGCGATGTTATCACTGTGTTGCTTGGACATGGCGTTGGACCAATTTGGAACTTCCTTGAGAAGTTTTTGGAACATAATGAGAGTCTTTCGCCCCTTTGAGATTTTAGTCGCTTCGTCGTACATATCCTGGAAAACTTCAATCATAGGTGGACACATAATATTGTATAACTGCCCAAGGTACTCCTTGCGAGCCTCGACTAATATATTGAGATTGTCCATTTATCATTGAGAGTGTTTTTAATAACCACCTTCCTACGCACCTCTCCTGTACCTATCCGCCATCTTCTTAAGGTTCATCAAATCTGGAAACTCCGTTTCATCATGTTCTTCAACCTTCTGTTTTACCTTTTTCGGTATAACCCATGAGACATACATATCGTAGTCGCCCACGAGCCTCACATCAAAACCACCCAATTTGAATTGTCGCGCGACATACCTCGCAGCCGCACCCCTATCAAATGTGGGATACCCAATCACAAATGTTGGAACTGTGAGAAATACCTGCTTATGTCCCAACTCCACAGACTGTTTAATCTTACGAGAAAACTGTTCATATACTCGTGTGTATATTTCCTTTCTGATCTGTTTTCTCTTCTCATCAATTTTCGTTACATCATTGATGCTGATCATTATAATTGCTTCAATTTATTTTTAGCCATTTCTAACTCACCTTGTGTTGGTACGGCCTTTTCCTTCACAAGTTCATACTTCACAAAGTCTTGACCACCCCGACTCTCAACAAATGGTGAGACATCGGAGACTGTCTGAACATCGAGTGGTTGCGAGCGAAGGGACAACAATTTAACTGTGCCGTTCACAACTTCAAATGTCGCAACAACGGAGAAACCAAATGCGAAACCGTTATTTTTCACAGTCATGAACATGCATTCGTAAATACTCTTGCCATCTCCGACAAATTTCTTAACCGCGGTTGTTTCAATAATGTATGTACAAAGACCTGTACGCTTTGAAATTTCCTGATTCGCTTGAAGAACGAACTCTTCCATCATATTGTTATCAATATCAGCCTCCGCCTGACTGTAACCACTGAGGTCTGGACTGGCGTCATCAAAGCTGACGGATCCCACTGGCTTCTTGTATCCTGAGAAACCAAAAACTTCGGTGAATGGTTCACGGTTGGTTGTGAGCAACAGGACAATCACAAGAAGGATGACTGTCAAAAGTAACTTCATCTTTACTACTATGCGTTAATTTTTTTTTACAAAATACCCTATAGATATTAGATGTCGCTGCTGATATATAGCCCCAGATGCAAACATTCAATGGAAGTCATTGACTATGTCAACAAACACCCACAATTGAAACAGCTTGTGCATTATCACAATATTAATACCCAGGGTATTCCACCGGCATACCGTAACAAGATTACTCGCGTTCCAACTATGTTAACAAAGAATGGTAAAATTTTAGTTGGGAATGAAATTAAAAATTGGTTGGATTCACTTCTTCCAAACAAAGAAGTCGCGAACTGTGGATTTGGTGGAGGGTGTTCAATGACGACACTTGATGGTGAGGATAACGAGGCTGATATGTTTTCATTAGATAACTATGGACAATCTCTTCAACCCGCGATGAGCCGAGAGCTTGAAGAAAAGATTAATCGTGATGTGAGTAAAGGTGTCGCATATTCCGAACAGATTTAAAGATATAACGCAGTATTTTTAGTAATATGAGACTGGTTACTATTCAAGCCTCAGCCATCAAATCAACATTTGAGGTGCTCAAGGATATCCTCAATGATGTGAATATCTACTTCCGTCCACAGGGTATGTATATCGTTACCCTAGATACCGCGAGAACATCCCTCATTGATATGTTTTTATCGGCCGACAATTTTGAAGAATATCACTGTGAACAAGAGGAAGTCATCGCTGGAATTAACATTTCAAATACTTTCAAACTATTGAAGACAATTACAAATAATGATGTTCTCACAATTGAAATTAATTCAAAAGAATTTATGGATATTGAAATTACAAGTGAATCTAAGAAGACAAGTACAAAGTTTCAATTAAAACTTCTTGATATCAACGAGAGTAGAATTGAAGTCCCAAGTGTCACGATGACGAGTGTGACCACCCTCCCATCTGCGGACTTTCAGCGTCTCTGCAGAGACATGTCAAACATTGGTCAAGATATTGAAATTACCCGTATCGGTAACGAACTTCGTTTACGATGTGAAGGAGACTTTGCCAACCAGGAAACCTCTATTGAGACCCCCGAGGAAAGTCCAGAAATCACAGGTCTCTATTCTTTGCGATACCTGAATATATTTACAAAGGCGACGAGTATGTGTGCGTCTGTGCAAATTATGCAGGAAGAGGGAAATAGATTCTTGATCCTCAAGTACAACGTGGCAAACTTGGGGGAGCTAAAGTTTTACCTCGCAACTAAGGTATCCGAAGATCAGTTGTAGAATCTTCCAATGTGAGTAGTACCTTTTTCATACCTAATGTATTTAAAAGTATTATCTTTGGAAGCTTTTTATTCAATGTTTTAGATGTGTAATATAAAAAATCCTTGAGTGGAACATCTTGGTCATGAA